AAACCCAATATAAGCGCCGCCGCTGTTGCCGATAGCGCGGATACCATCCCAAGCAGCTTCAATACGCACGCGATCAATAATGTAGCGTGGAACCGCGGGGGCGGTAATTGCAGGGGGGTATTGCGTGACGTTGGCGCGAACTGCTTGGTCGGCTTGCTCAAAATTAAAGCCTACATCATAAATTTCAGCGCCGGGTTCCGCAGAACCAATTTGAATAACGCCGTCCGCCAACAAATTAAAATCGTTTTTAATAATAAACATAGAAACTGTACGACCTTCGCCATACAATTTTTGACCATTGTTCATAAGCACCATGTCGGTAACGTAATAATTACCAACAGGTAAAAGAACGCTAAGATTGGTGTTAAGTGCGGCTTGAATAGCTGCGGTATCATCAGTTACGCCATCGCCAACAGCGCCAAAATCCTTGACTGAAACGTATTGGGCCAGCTTGTCTTCAACGGTTGTAGCAACACCACCTGTAAATGGCGGATCGTAAACCACAAATTCGGCGTTAAGCTGTACCGCGTTTATGCCTGATATATTGTCGTATGTACCAAGTAAAACCGCTGCCGATGTTTCGATGACAAACTTATATACCAGACCGTCAGTCAACCAAATCTCACCACCCGGTACGCGCCCTGCACTATCCAAAACGATAGGGTTTGCGTGCGCCGTAGCACCTGACGAACTAGTGTAAGATGTTTGCGGTGTAGATGTGCCGGCTGCGTAAGTGTAAATCTTGCCGCCCGTCAGAATAACGCCGTTATTATCAAAAAACTGCGCGCCGGCGCCGCCTAAAGGGGAAAGAAATACTGACATAAACTGTCCTTACACGTTAAAAGTAATATGTTAATTATGATATTACTCGTAAAAAACAGAAACTTTAGGTGTTGTGCCACCAATAACGACATACAAACCCTTGCTAAAACCTACGCCGTCTGCGTCGCCAGTAAACACGTAGTTGCCGGGGGCAGCCGCTGTAAAAGTGTTTAATATAATTGGATCAGCGGTAGACGCCGTTGCGGAGTCGTAAACAGCAATAGTAGGGGTAGTGCCTGAAGATACAAAAATACCTTTCAGTTTACCAAGACCAACCTTGACTTGCGTGGTAGCAGACAGAGATACAAAAGTAGCAGACATACATATTATCCTAAGCCAAAAATTTAAGTTTGTATAAGGTTGAATAATACAACCCAAAAATTTCGTCGATAATGTTTTGGAGTGGGGTACACTCCTTATCGACGACTTTATACCGCATTTCCTCAAGTTCGTCTACCTGACCTTCAAGAAACTCGACAATGTTGTTAGTCTTCTTAGCCGACATGAGCGAAATAGGACCGATTAGGCCATATTTTCCTTGGTACGCTTCGGCAAATTTGTCCGCCAGTTCGATGACTTCGTCGTAAAACGTGTTCAAAGCGGAGTGCTTGGCAAAGCTGCGCGTGTTCAGGTGCGTCGAGTGAGCCACATCGCGCGCAAGAAACAGTGTACCTATAAAATCAGCGCAACTCATTACATCATTCCTTCAGGGGCTTGTTCGGGCATTTCCATTGGCATTTCAGGCTGCTCACCCATCTCAGGGGCTTGCTGCATCTGTTCTTCCATTTGCGGTACTTCGCGCATTTCAGGTGAACCGCCGATCAAGTCGCCTGTATCCAGCGCGCCTGCAATCGTACCCATGACAATATCCTGAATTTGCTCAGGTGTCATGCTGTTTTGTACAGCAGAGATGCGCTTGGTTTCGGCTTCGTAAGCCTGCACTTCAGCCTTGTACCTGTCGATGGAGATTTTCTGCTGTTCTGCGCTATCTTGGATATTCTCCATGATGTCAGAGACGCGGTTGAGTTCTTGCGACAAGGCTTCAATCTGTTGCTTGGCAGCCATGATTTCTGGCGATTGGTCGCCTTCTTCCAAGACTTTCGGGTCAAGGATTTTCTTAAACCGCTTCGCCATTTCCTGCGCTCCGGGCCAATCCATGTTCTTAATGAACAGATCGCCGGCCACAGTCCAAAGCTGCGGGTTGGATTGCAGAATCATCGACATGGCGTCGAGTGCTTCTTGACGCTTGGTCATGTAGCCGGGGCCAGTAGTGACCATAACGTCATATGTGCCGATTGACGGGTTGTAGATTTTTTCGATCAGTCCGCCATTTTGGTCACGAATTTCCTTGACAGGCTCTTGCTGCATTGGGTCCATTTTGACCATGCTGACTTCGCCATCAACGCCGATGATGCGCGCGATGCGCTGTGTGTCGTAAATCTTAGGGATAATATCGACAAGCTGGCGGGTAATGTGACGGATCGCACGGGCTAAGTTATCTACATAGTGGTACGTGCCGACATCGCCCTGCTTTTCGCGTGCGACGATGGCTTTTGCAGACCGTTCGTTGCCTTGTTGACCCAATGAGGCGTCATACTGGCCGGTGGTGGACTTGATGTCCTCACCAGCGCCCATTTTAGCCTGTATCAGACCTGTTTGCGGCAGCGGGGGTGCTGCACGCTGCGGGAGCGGTAATACGTTCCCAGCGCCGTCTGTAACGTCTGGGTTGACTTCCAAATACGGCCAGTTGGTCGTGTTGGCAGTCTTCCACTGGTTCTCGTAGCCTTCAAACTGGCCGCCATACGCAATAAAGGGTGCTTTTGGCGCCAGCGCAAGCATTTCTGCTTCTTGGCTAGTCCAGTAGTTGTACATACGCTGCGCGTCTTTTGCGTTCCGCACCAGACCAGATACATAAATTTGGCCTTGCACTTCAAATTCGTTGCCTACGACGCGCACGACAGGTATCCAACTGCCCGGCCATTCGCGTTCGTCAAGCACATCATAGCCATTGGTCTTCATCCACATGACTTTTTTGCGGTCTACTTCGCGTGTGCGGACAGGCTTGCCGTACATGGCGCGCAGTTGCTTATCCATTGGCGTATCTTTGAACGCCGTGACGTTGTCTGGGTACAGGTTCAGCGTCTCGCGCTTGCGCTTATAATAGAAATACTCCGCGACGCGGATAGTGTCTTCGTCAAGCCATGCCGACATGCTTTCATCGCCGACAGCGGTTGATAGGATCGACGAGATAGGCGTTGCGTCTGGAAACTCGCGCTCATACTCGTCTTTGGTCATGTCCTGCGTAACAAAGCACCATTCAGCGTCTGCGCCGCATGGGTCTTGTATCGTAGGGTCCATGTAGACGCTAAACGAGTTGCGGACGCGCATAATGCGAACGTCTTGGTCGAAAGTCTCTTCGTTGCAATATTCCGTAATGAGACGGATGTAACCTTCGCCGTAGGTGACTTGGTTGTCGCAGGCCGTGTCGTAAGCTACGTCAGCGTCGGACATATACTCGATATGCCGCACGACGCCGTCAAAGATCGCTGCCACTTCAATGTCAGCGTTGTCATCAACAGGGATTACCTTACCGGCAGGCCGGTTTTGACGCTGTTCGTTCGTCACCTGACGGACGTGCTGCGGCAATTTGTTAATTGTCAAGCAGGGACGTGCGTTAATTGTCTGGCCTTGCACCGCGCCGCGGGTCGCCAACACGTCAGCAGGCCACTGCCACTGGTTGTCAGGGCTGCCGGCCATGAACCGAAGGTCGTCTAGTTCGTCTTCACGGCTGTCCGAATAGGCTGCCATCGACATCTGTAGCCGATGGCGCATGGTTGCCATAGTGTCAGGGTCACCACGGGTGTTCGCTGGATCGCTACCGATGTCAGCTACGTCGCCTACCTTGTTAATTCCTGTCGGATCAGCCATTGCGGTTACTTTTTACCTTTTTTGGCGGCTTCACGCTTCACGCTGTACGCGATTGCAACCGCCTGTTTGACAGGTTTTCCGGCGTTTACCTCGGCCTTGATGTTCTTGCGGAACGCGGCTTTGCTGGGCGACTTGACCAGAGGCACTTTATTTCTTCTTCGCTGGCGTTGGTTTCATCGACACAGTTGTGCGGATGACCTGTACAGGTTTCTGTACAGGTTTCGGCATTTTGACTGGCGCGCGTCCGCCTGCTGCGCTTGTCGTGCCTTCGCGGGCTACCGCTTCCATTGCGCGGCGTGCGCGGGCTGGGTCGCGGTTAGCGATTGCAGCGCGTTCAGCGGCTATTGTGCCAGCTTTATAGAGTGCTTTGCTCTTATTGCCGTAAATATCTTTCTTACCTGATGGCATTTACTTACCCTTCTTAGCTGGTTTTTTAGCGGTTTTGGCGCTCTCTTTGAACGCTTTGGTTGTAGGGGCACCCTTAGTACCCGGTTTACGCATTTTTTCGCCTAATCCGGCGGCAATGCGGGCTTTTTTAGCGTGGATGTTGGCGTATAATCCGGGTTTCATTGGCATTTCCACCTTTTCAAACTAGCTTTGGCGCGCTCGCCGTTCTTTGCCTTGGCTGCAACAGCCCCCATGCGGGCGCAGAACGACGCTTTGCGTCCTGCGTCAGCCTTTGTCTTCGGGTTGGGTGCTGGCGCCTTCAATTTGCTGCCTGTTGCAGCGTTATATTTCGCTCTACCAGCGGCTGTCAGCCCTGCACCCTTAGATACAGGCAGCTTTTCACCCCGGCCTACGGACAACGACACAGATTTTTTCTTGTCTGCCATTAACTGCCCATCCAGCTTGTAGATACTCCGGCGGGAGAATACCCGCTTGATGAGCGTCTGTCAACGCGTCCTTGTCGAAAATCCTGTGACGCTACAGGAAAGGCAAATGTCACCGCTATGGCGTCTGCTGCGTCAGGTGACGCCAGCCCGCGAGACTTCATATCTTTCTTGCTTTCGAGGAACAGCGTACCCTTACTATCAGGCTTGGTGCGCGGGCTGATGAGGTCTGTCTTTAAAAAGCGGTCTGTCGGTATGTGGCCTGTGCGTAGCCAATCACGCATGGCGCCCCACATCTCTGCGCGCTTGTTGCCCCACATGATTTGGTTCTTGGCTTTGTTGCCGAAGTTTACGCCGCGTATCTTGTACCGCTGTTCTTTCAGCCTGTCCACAACGCCTGCGCCTAGCCCGCCTTCGTCGATGCAGACCAACGCTGGCTTGAACTGTTCTATGGCGTCGATGACGTAGCCGGCTACTTCCATCGTGTCAGCCCCGCGGTGTCTCCGCAACTCTAGGATGTCACGGCCCCGCCGTATGGCGATGACGGTGGCATCCGCCCCAAAGCGTGCCGGGTCTACACCTATGACGATGGGCGCGCTGTCATCTTTGACAGGTGGCCGCTTCATGGCATCATCAACCAGATTGCTGCCGATGAACTGATCGTCACCTTCTGATGGGAAGTTACCGTAGACTTCGACGCTGGCTTGGTAGCTGTCTGGCCCGTACTCATCTATGATGCGCTGGTACAGGTTTTTGTCTGTACCCTCGACATCGCGGGCGTCGATGACGCGTGTTGTCCAGAACGCCCGCTTACTGTGGAACGTCTCGTAGAAATAGCCTGTGTTACGCCGCGGGTTGGAGAATGCCAGATGAAAGCGGTGCGGCGTATTCTCCGTAAAGAAACCATCACTCACCGACCAGATGCTGTCGGGAATACCGCTGGCTTCGTCGAAGATCAGCATCACACCGTCGAAGTTATGCACCCCTGCGTAGGCGTCAGGGTTCTCTTCCGACCATAGCCGGCCTTCGACTGACCAGTAGCGCGTGCCTTTCTTGAGGTCACGCTCGACCAGTTCCGTCAGCCACTTGGCGGGCATGATGCGTGTAGCTGCTATCTCGAACCA